TCCCGCCGTCTCCATTATCTGCGGAAGGGCTTCCGTGAAGCCCGTGACCAGCATCGTGATGATCTCGGGGAGATTCTGCCCGATGTTCTCGATGACCGGGATAATATTATTCGCGACCGAGCCGAGAGCGTCGAACAGGTTCCCCATCAGGTTCTGGATGTCCGCGTTCCCGTTCGCCACGCCTGCGACTAAAGTCTGCCATGATGTCGTCAGGAGGCCGATGGACCCGGAGATCGTCTGAGTCGCTTCCCTCTCGAAGTTGCCCGCATACTGGGACGTCTGATCGAAGAAGTACTGCATCGCGACTTCGGCCTTCTCGGCGTTCGACATCTCCTTGAACGCTTTATCGAAGCCCTTCTCCATCGCGTAGGCGTCGAGGGTCGTGGCGTTCATCGCTACACCCAGATTGTCCATCATGGTGTAGTTTCCTTTTGCCGCGCCCGTGACCGCTTCCAGAGCGGACTCCGTGTCGATGCCCATGACCGAGGCCATATCCGCGGCCCGCTGCATCGCCTGTGTGGTCAACTCCATCGAACGGCCGGCTTCAATGCCCGAGCCCTGGAAGAGCGCCCCCATCTTGTTCGCCGTTGCCAGATAATCCGACTGGGTCGTCCCCATGGTCTTGTAGGCGTCTTCCGCTGTCTTCTGCAGTTCGTCCGCATAATCACCGAAGACGGCCTCGGAGCCGCCGATGTTCTGCTCCAGTTCCCCGAAGGACTGGATGGCCTGCTTCCCGAAGTCCACGAGGGCCGAGCCGGCCGTCTTTAACCCTGAGGCGATGAAGTCGCCGAGGATGTTCGCCTTCAGGACGTCGCCGAAGCTGAGGGCCTTCTTCTCTCCGTCTTTTAATCCGGAGAAGGCGTTCTTGATCTTCGACCCGAAGCGCGTGAAGGCGTTCCCGTTCTCTTCGACCTTATCGGTCATCTTATTGAGCGCGGTCTGCGCGTTGTTCAGGTCTGTCTTCAGTTTTACGACGCGGGAGTCGTTCTCGCCGTACTTGGCGGACGCCTTCGTGATCTCGTTCTTTAGGAGCGCGATCTTCTGCTTCTGCGTCTCGATCTGCTTCGTGAGGACCTTGTTCTCGGCCGCCGCCTTCTTCTCCGCGCTCGTGTTCTTATCGAACGACGAGGCGACGAGCTTCATCTCGCTGTCTAACAGTTTAGACTGCGCGACGATGTCCTTCAGCGACGCCTGGAACTCCTTCGCGCCGTCCGCGCTTATTTTTACGCCGATGTCTGCGGCCATGTCTTCACCTCAAACTGGTGGCTTCCCAGTAGTCGGTCACGTGCTTCACGATCCGCGCCGCGCCCATGTCGACGGCCCTCAGGGAGAGGATGTCCAGGAACTCCCCGTAACGGGTCGTCATGAGGTCGTGGCGGCTCATGCCTAACTGGTAGCCGTAGTATAAACACCCGGGTCGGCTCGTCAGGTCGATCCCGCTGCTTTTCCCTTTTTTTTTGCTTTGGTCTCCACTGAAGGCTTCGAGTCGATGGCGTAGGCCTTCCGGATCTCCGTCATCAGCTCCATCACCTGGTCCATCGTCATGAGGTCGATGAGCCTCGGGGAGAGGATCTTCCCGTCATATGTCGGGTCCAGTTCCTTCATGACGTTGTGGTAGGATTTCGACATGGCCGGGGCCATGACCTTCAGCGCTTCCGCGACCGACACCACCGACTCGCCGATCCATTCGTCAAGCCGGTTGATGTCGTGTCCGGGGCAGGCTTCCGCGATGGCGCACATCGCATCGACCGTTAACATGAAGTTGTAGTCGGTTCCGAAGATCTCCATTATTTCCTCCTGTCCTTTGGGTGTTAGATGTTGAAGTAGGTCGTCAGGATCGCCTCGGCCGCGGCCTCCGTCGAGTAGGTCGTGTCGGAGTCGATGAACCAGGTCTTGTTGGCGCTGTCGTCTCTCATGATGACGCCGCCGAGCTCCTCGGTCTGCCAGTCGATCTCGTCTTCCTGTGTGGCTGCTTCCTTCGCCGGCAAATTGAACTTTGCCTTCGGGATGATCTGCGGGACGTAATGCGTGACGCCCTCGCTCATGTAGCGGACGATGTAGCCGATGCCCACGTTCGGGACGTCCATGGAGTCGCCGTAGAGGACGAGGCCCGTGGATGTGTCAGCCGCCGGGAGCCCGAAGATGAGCCTTCTGGCCTCTTTCAGTGTGCCGTCGACCGTCAGCGTGAAGGAACCGCTCGAGAAGGCTCCCGATGCGCTTTCCGCGAGCTGGTTGTCCGCGTAGAAGTTGTTATCGTCTGAGGACTCGATGTCCAGGGAGACGGAGACGCCCCTCGCGAGGAGCTGCCCGTCCGAGTAGACGATAGAGGAGCCGCTAAGCGCGTACTTAGCGACGTAGGGCTTTGAGAAGCCCGTGATGACTCTGCCCATAACAGACATTGTTTATCCTCCCATTTTGCTCTCGATGATCTTGTTGAACTCGTCGATCATCGCTTGTTCTGCTTGTTTTCTTGTTTTCTGGACGGCTCGTTTGACCACAGGGTTCGCCGGCCGTCCCCAGCTCGTCCCCGCCTCGATCGACCTCAGGATCATGGAGTTCGGCTGCCCTTTCGAGTTATAGCCGTCCATGCCGAGCTTGACGTTCAGCTCCGTCCCCTTCACCTGCATCGAAGCTATACCGAGGCCCTCCAGGAGCCCCGCCTTCTGCTCCGCTGTGATCTCGCCGTGGATGGGGTTCTTCCCCACCGGGATCGACTCGATGCCCGCCCTGGCCGCGTCAGTGACTATCTGGGCGGCCGGGAAGATACACTTCCCTATCTCGTCGTCCGTCATGTTGGAGATGGCTGACAGGTCCGTGATGTACTTATCAAGCCCCTTGATCGTCAGCTTTGCCATATAAAGTCAGCCCCCAGGTGTAGTGGATGAGGTTGGTCTCGTCCTCGAAGAGGACGCTGTCGAGGTTCCAGGTGTAGCCCTGCCCGGTCATGTAGTTCTGGATGGCGTCGATGATCGGGTCGAACTCGGTCTTCGTGTAATAGTCGAGCTGGATGTGGATCCCGAACTCCGTCTTCTGGTTGTCCGCGTAGTTGGAGTTCTCCTCGTACTGTTCCGCCCAGACCCCGAACGGGGCCTCCGTCTCTACCCTCTTGTAGTGGTGGATGACGTCAGACACCAGGCGGAACTCTTCCGCCAGTTCCTCAAGGCGTACTTGCAGCGATGTCATAGAAGTCGTCAATCCTTTCTACTGTGATGTCGACGGCATCCCGCTCCGGGACGTCCTGGACCAAGGTGACCCGGTACTGGATGTAGGTGTCGTCGGTGTCCTCATAAACAGCGAACAGGTCCTTCGGCATCGCCTCGGCGATGGATGTGTTCCACAGCCTCAGGACGGCCTCTATCTGGGCATTTACGCCCAGGGCCGCATAGAGCCGCGTCACCCCCACGCGCTGGCGGGAGAAGTAGGCGTCGAACTGGTGGACCAGCTGCATCTGCGGCATGTAGCCCGCCTGGGCGGTGTTCTGCAGTTTGTAGATCGAGATGATGCCGTCGTTAGTCATCAGAATCACCCCAGTCCGTGTAGCCCGTGGCCGTGCCGAGCTGCGCCTTCTGCTCGTCATATGACCTCTTTAACTGGTCATAGTTCTCGGGGTTCCCGAGGTTCGCCTTGCAGTATGTGCAGACTGCCCGGATGATGAGCGGGTCCGTCTCCGTGACGGTGGCCGTCCCGCCGAGCGTCAGGTCAAGGAGCGCCGCGTCTATGAGGTCGGCGATCTCGTTGTCGTACCACGTATTCGTGAGCCGGCAGGCCGTCTTCGCTTTGGTTATGAGGTCAGCACTAGCCATTCTTGGCCTCCTTGTTTCCGAATGCTTTGAAAAATTGGTCATCGACGACCGAGTAGCCCACATGGCCGCATATCATGGACGGGTCGCAGTAGATCTTGTAACCGCACTCCTTCGCCCTCATGCAGAACGAGGCGTCCTCCCCGTTCCCGCCGATCGGCTCGAACATCTTCCCGAATTTGCCCATGACGTCGAGGAAGACGTCGGTCTTCATCAGGACGCATCCGAAGCCGCAGCCACCGACCTCGAAGATCTCCTCCGGGATCGTTGTGAACTCGCTCCAGTGGGCCGCCTCGCCGTCCCTCTCGAGCTTATCGAAAAGGACGGGCGAGTAGGGCGGGACCCGTCTGAAGTAGAGCCCGCTCAGGATGTCGAAGTCGTTCGCCTTGAGCGTCTCCATCATTTTGACGAGCGTGTCAGGCCTGAACACCATGTCACTGTCGAGCCAGAACACGTAGTCCGCCTCGGCCTTGATCGCCATCGTGGCGATGCTGTTTCTGGATGTGTAGACGAGCGCGCCCGTCTTCATGATGAGCTGACACTCACCCACGCTTTGAAGCTGCGCCAGACTGTGGCAGAACGGCGCTGGGACCTGGTCCATACACGGGACGCCGATGATCGTCTTCATTTTGTTTTCCTCCTGTCCTTGATAAAATTATTTCGTGACCTTGCAGAACGCGTTCGGGGCGACGACACCGAGGCCCACGAACTGGCGGCCGATCACTCTGACGAGGTCCTGGGTGGCCAGTGTCATCTCGTCATACTTGAAGGTGATTTCCTCGCCGTTCGGGAAGTTGGCCAGAGCGCCCTGATCGAGGTCGCCGACGATCATGTACGGGACGCCGGTCGTGGCAGCACCGACGGCCGTGATGGTGTCGTTGAAGACGACATCGCAGCCCTCGAACGGGTCAGCGGCGTAGCCGTTGGCGAGCTGGAGGCCCTTGAAGTGTGCCCAGGTCAGCTTGTTCATGATGATCGTCGGGTTGGAAGCGTCGCCGCTGATGTGGGCGATGGCTTCGGCGACCGTGGCCATGGACGGGGTCTTCACCGTGATGGCAGCGACAGCCGGGCATGTGGTCGTGCTGGCCGTGCCGCAGGCGAGGATGTTCGCGACCAGGAGGTCGGCGGCCTTCTTCGCGATCCTGTAGGCCAGCTCGTCGTAGATGTAGCGAAGGAACGCTTCACCCTGCAGGTCGAGGGCTTCGTCAGAGACGGAGATCCACTTCTTGATCGACTGCGGGACGAGCTCCACGACACCGAGGACGAGGGTCTCTTCGTTGACGGCGACACCTTCGGTGTGGGTCTCAGCCGCCGAGCTGGAGATCTCGAACCCGACCTTCAGGTTGCCCTTCAGGTAGGCCTTGCGGACGCGGGACATGATCCCTTCTTTCTCCCATGC